TGGTATGGGCGTGCACTAAAGTGATTAGGCACGTCCATAGGATTTATTTCTCGTTAGCTTTTGGGGTTGTATCAGCAGCTTTTGCAGCGACAGCTTTGGCTTTTTTAGCAGCGATAGCATCGGCTGGTAAGACGACATTTTTAGCTTCACCGAGTTTGGCAGGTTCAACACCTTGGCCTTCGTCAGTAGCTTTATCACCACTTGCATCACCGGTAAGGTCGCCATTCATAAAGCTTTCAAGAGTCTCTTCACCACGAGCAACTTTAGGTTCGAAGGCCGGCATGCCTTTTGGTTTGCCAACTCGTAGAGCCTCAACACGCAATTCGTAATCACGTTGGCTATCACGGCGGTCGTTAACTTGTTTATTCTCAGGTGAAGTACCAAGCTCTTGTTGGTAAAGTAGGTAAGACAAAAACTCAGCGTGGGTTAGATCGTCAACCATAACCTTAGCAAAGTTAGATACCTTTTCAATCATTGTTGGGTCAGTTTCCCACTGTTCAATCAAAGCTTGTTGCTCAGGTATCAAACGAATACCAAAGTCTTGACCACGGTCAGCGTTGACATTCATATTGCTACTGTTCATAAGTGCTGAAAGCTTAGCACGGTAATATTTGCCTTCACTTGCACGGTCAATTCCGTAAGTTTCTTTTGTGTCGATATTTTCGAATATAATCATATTATTTCTCCTTTATTACTTATTTAATTCATCAACTAATGCGTCCAACATCGGGTCGCCAGTATTAGCTTTAACGTTACTAGAACCTCTTTGAGGTGGAATACCGTTACGCTCATTCTGGTCAGCCACTTTTTGGTCGTCAGCGGCCTTAGCTGTTCGAGCAGCCTCGGCAGCCTCAAGCCCCTGTTTTGCAACAAGTGCTTCACCTAGTTTGCGATATGGAGCCATTGTAAGGTCATAGAAATCTTCAGGCTGCATGGCCATATTGGTTATGTAACTGTTAGTCTTGTCAAATTGTAGTTGAGTCGAGATATACTTTTCGGCTAATTGTTTAGCTAATTCAGGCATTGCAGTGAGAATATCCCCCCATTTGCCCATAACTCGTTGGTTGCCTTCCATTAAGGAAATATTCTGTTCGGCAACATTACCAGCCCATTTGTTAAGTTCTTCGATGTTTTCGCCCATTTTACGATTAGCTTCAAGCACGAATGATGCAGCTTCGTCATAAGTATATGGTTCGCCATTTTCTTTTTGTAGCCCACGATCGACAATATCTTGAGCCGTTCGAATGACTTTACCAGTAGTATCATAAAGATTCTTGTCGATACCTTCTGGGTGCAAAATACTGATAATCTGTTCAGTAGCAGTGTGTAATTTTTCAACACGAGCAGTGGTCTCAGAGTTCAATTCACGGATAGCGTTTTTAACGTCATCGGCCGTAGCATACTTAGGGATTGCAGCGGCAGCTTCTTCAGCTTGGCGTTGAGCAATCTCTTCAGCAGTTTCTTGCTTAGGTGGGTTAATCGGGATAATTGGAGCAACTGGGTCAGGAGTTTTTGTTTTGTCGTCAACCTCTCCACCCTGAGGTTTTGGAGGCTCAACGATAGCAGGAACTTCTGCTACCGGAGGTACCTTCACTTCAGCTGCCGGTGGAGTGACTGCACCACTGTCAGCAGCGGGTGCTGGTGGGGTCGGTGGTGTGACGGGTTCGGGGGTAAACCCGAACTCGGTTGCTAATGCCCCTGCAAAATCGGGCGGGTTATTATCTAATTCCATTTAGTTGCTCCTTTGCTTTTATAATTGTCGTATCTATTAGTGATTCTAACTCTTGAATATGGAACAATACCTTTTTGTTAACAAGGAGCTGGTTTTCGACTGTTAAGTCTTTAGCGAGCGATAACGAATCGACAGAGCCGTAATACTTTTTGCGATCTTTTAATAGCCGTGAAACGTTTTGCAACGTTGTTAAGTCGTTAATGTCTTCTGGTTTGACATTGACCTCAGGAGCGATACTAAAATCTGGTGCTGAGGAAACGTAACCAAGTTGATTCAGGTCGTCATTCGAATTTTTGTTCATCTTGTCCCCATTTAAGCACTAGGGGATTCTTCTGTCAACATTGTTTGTGAGTTTTCATTATTTTCATCTCTCTTTATCCAGTTGCAATTAGCACAAAGTACTTGAAACTTTATCAGTATTATTTGTATCTGTCATTTACCTGTTATACATCATCACCTAGCATCTCCGAAACGGCTTTGATAAGTTGCATAAGTAATACCCCTGTTAATGGTTGCTCATGCTCGAAAAACTCGATGTTAGCGAGTCGAGCAACCTCATTCCATAAGGCCTTAGATGAGGCCATTATTGGCCTTGGGGAGTAGGTTCACCGCCAACTGGTATCATTGACTGAGGTTGTGCAACTGGGGCTTGTTCAGCGGCCTTTGCAGCTCCGGGAGCAACATCAGTGACCAATTCAGCGTTGACTGCATTTTTAGTAGCAACAGCTTTAGGGTCATTAGGGTCAGTCGTTTGAGATAGAACAGTTGAAAAGTCTTGTAGTTCAGCACGTTTTTTGTCGCTAAGTTGGTCTCGGCGGATTGATAAATCAACAGTAACAGTCCAAGTATGAATGCGAGCGTAGTAAGCTTCCCAGTCGATTTGGATAATATTATCGTCACCGACAAATGGAACACCGTTAACTGGTGGGTTGATTTGGTTGATAGCATTTTTAGCCTCATCATCAATAATCAAGGCAGTTTTGCCGACTTGTTCGGAAATATACAAATCTAGGCCAGTAAGTCCGTATTGTCGGATAGCATTTTCAATGATGGCTGTAACTTGAGCTGAGGCCAAATCTTTGACTTGGCTTTGAGCTTGGATAGCATCGCTGTTTTGGTATGCTGAGTTTTGGCTTCCGTTGCTACCACTGACACCCATAGTAGATAAAATATTACTGTCTACATAGTTCATAACGCTCGTAAACTGCTCTAGGGTGATGTTCGATAGTTCCATGATCTTGACATCGGCATTAGGGTCTACGGACTCCCAGACGGCTCCACGGCGTAATGGAGTGGCACTTGTGAATAGGCCACGTTTAAATATTGGTGCATCAGCATTTAAGAGTTGCATTTTAGCAGTTGACTGCAAATAAATATTGCCGTAGTTGGCCATTGGTGAAGCTAAGCGAGCTCGGCTAATTCCGAATGGAGATAACTGAGCTGGGTCAATAACTAAGAATGAAATACGAGGGTAGCCGAATTTAGACTTGCTTTTAATAGACATAAGAGGTTTGTCGTCATCGGGTTGTTGAGGTGAAAATACGTTAATACTGTAATAAGGGCCAACTCCACAACGAGTAATAAAGTCGAATTGCTCTTCGTGGTTAAGCCCAGCATTTTGTTTTGGCGTAGAAACGTATCGGTTGCCGTCAAAAGATTGAGGCCCAGCAGCGTACATAGCTTCAAGGGCTTTGACGTTCCAATTTGTTTGTTTATTAGCTTTAGCATTTCTAATTAAGTCAGCAAAAGCACCCTTAGTAACACGAGTACGAACATCGTAGTATCGGCTATTTGAGGCATCAAAAACACCCGGCTCGATCACCACATCATTATAATGTAGGGTTTCAAGCATAGTACTGAACTTATCGAAAACCTTACCGACATTAGCTCGTAAAGGTACGAAGCCAACAGTCAGGGCTGTTTGAGCCCCCATTTGCATTGTTGATAGAATACCGTTACCAAACGTGTCTTCGTTAAAAACAACGCTGCGTAGCAAAAAGCTAGCAACAATCGCATCAACTGATAGTTTAGTACCGTTGACTTGAGCCGATAAAACCGGCACGTCTTGAACTGAATTTCGTGGAATCTGACGAACTGAGTTCATCAGGGTAGTTGTGCCAACTTGAGGTGCGTTTTTCTGGTTAGAGATAGCAACACCGTCAGCTAGGTTTTCAAGGCTAGGAAAGTCTCGGGTAAAATTATCTATCCAAGTTTTTCCTCTCGTCCATTCTTCTCGTAATAATGACATATCCATAAGCGTATTTTACCTTACATCTGGCGAAATGCCTAGAGGTTGTCCTTGAAATGATATAGAGCGACCGATCACAGCAGAGTTATCAAGGTTAATTGCAATCGTAGCTTGCAATTCGTTTGTGATAACGCTTAGTGGAACTCGGAAGCGTAGATCAGCCTTTTGAGCCGACTGGTTATCGTTTAGCTTATCGACTTCACCCCAACGTTGAACCTTTGTAGGCAATACTTGGTTGAATAGATAACCCGGAGACGACCAGTTTCCAACTGACGACTTAGCATAAGCACCGTTACTTACTCGTTTAGTTTTAGTCTTCATTTTACCTGATTGGTAATCTCGATATGTGACAATTAAGTCCACAGAACCAACAAATTGCCTCAAGTAAAACAAAACCTGTACGACAGCAAAGTAGCCGTCATGAGCCGTATTGGCACCGATAAGAGCAGTTGTGACCTGCATTGGGAATGGAACAGTAAGGCCAGTCGAAGTCTCATCTTGAGCCACATACATAGTGTCGAGACGGAAGAAGTGATTACCTTGAGCGATATAAACAAATCCGCTTGAGCCCGGAGGGGAAACTGTACCAATCCAGTTCGCAGCAATATCAAAGGTATACCAACACTCACCGCCCTTGCGAGTAACATCGTAAATAACTAATTCGTTATTGTAGCTAAAACCATGAGCGGGAATCGCAAAGATAACCCTGTTAGCCCATGCAGTACCAACAATTTTATTCAAAAGGTCAGTTCGAATACTGCCAACCTCGTCCATAACTGGGTCAGAAATACGTTCAGGCAAGAGCACGTTTTGAAGTGAGGCTTGAGTATCGAGTTTCAAAATACCGTCAGTCGTTGGGAAAACCATTGAACCTTTGTAGTTGACGACAGCGTAAGGCGAAGACACGCCAGCTGCACCATAGTTCTGCTCAGTAGAGCCCCAGACAGTCGCTGAGTAGTTGCCGAGTGAAATAGTGTTCTGATCGATAATAGACTGCTTAGAGAGCCCCTCAGTGTTTGAGAACAAAACGGTAATGCTTGGGATACCTTGGCCATTACGGAAACCAAAGACTGATTGTGGGTAGTAGTTTGTGCCTGAGTTCAAAACTAAGCGATAACCACCGTTGCCCTCTGTAAAGTCCATAGCATAAGTATCATTGCCACCGATTAAGACCGCGTAGTCATCATTCGTAATGCCGTATAAAAATGGACGGCCTTCAATCTCAACACCGTACCTAGCTTTTGGCCCGGTTGTACTGTTAACCGCAGGGGCTGTGCCAGCGTTAGTTAACTGGGTGATCGAGCCGTTATCAAAGAAAGTGGTTGTGTTTATATCAAGCGATAGTGCTAATGGCAACATATCGCTGAATTGAATAGTGCCACCAGCAGGAGCCGTAGCTAAGTAAATATTCCAACTAACAGCACCACTTGGGCGAGTATTAGGGTCTGTGACGGTAACACCTTGAGAGCGATCAGCAGCCCATTGCTCACGAATTTTGTTAATAGGGAAAGTTAATATCGGGGTCGAAGCTGTTTTACCAACAACTGAGTTATATGAAATACAATAATAAACTTTATGATCACCGGTCGCAAGAACAGTGTAAGCAGCGGTCAGAGCTGTGGCGGGGTTAGTGACGTTATTAAAGTGAACAACCTGCATATTTGTTAAGTCAACATAGCCCAAATTATCTAGTCCATTAAGAATAAGTACTTTGTCAAGAATACGCAAAAAAGTCGTCTGGCCAGTCGTGGTGACAGTATTGTCGCCGCCGCAGTTAGTCCAACTCGTAGCACCTTCTAAACACCATTTTATCTTACTAGCATCAGCCGTAATATATTTTACGACACCACCATATAACGCAGGAAAGACTTGGCCAGCTGTCCCGACAATATCAGGGAGCCACCTTTTAAGGCCAAGACGATGAGTGACCAAACCTTGTTGGTTGACCATGGCGTTGCGACCGATTGAGAATGAGCTAGCTTTAATATTGGACTCGCCACGTTGGTCGAGGCCACCGTCAAAACTAACCACATCAAGTGAGCTAATCTTTGATTGAGGCACTTTAGGATATCCAGTCATATTAGAAGCCTACCCCGCCGACAAATGAGAAGCTTTCACGATCTTGGTCATCAGCATCAGTTGAAGCATTGTTTTCAGCGATACAATCGTTAACGTATCTATCGAACTTCTGAGAGAAGCTAGGGGTAAGGCCACCTTGAACGATGTCAGGCAGAACTTGGTTTTTAAGCACACCATAAATGAACATTTGGCGAACGTCATCGTTATATTCGTCATCCAGGATATCAAGTAAAGCGATGTCATCATGTGCTAAACGAGGGATTTTAGCAATAGTATCAGCGACGATAGTACCGCCAACTTCCATGGTTTTAAGCGGTCGCGAGAATATTATTTTTCGCTTTAGGACTGTGGCTGTTGCCCGTGGGTCGTAAGGCTCGTTTGTATTGTAGGTTTGATTCGGGTTAACTAATTTGAATGAAGACACGGTTGAAGTGTCGAATCGGATAGTCAGGTCGCGGCCGGGTGAGATAACTAGTTTGCGGATTCCGTCTGGTAAAGCGTAGGAAATAACCGAAGGCGTGACAATCGTGCCGACAGTAGCGTCGTTAGTTCGAACAAAATTCCAATCAGCCTTTTTCTCAATTTCAGGTATAAACTGATTGACCCAGCTAATGGTTTCATCTAAAAATGCGGTGAGATCATCGCCAGTGACATCGTTGACCTGATTGTGTCGGGCCAAATATATGTCTTGCGCTAGTTGGGTTATTCTCTGGTCGTTTGTCATTGTCATAGTTGTGCCCCCATTATAGTTGAATTCCCTTCTTTACGCTAATGGTTCTTCCCCTTGGAATTTCAGCACCAGCTGGGGCTTGTAAATCAGCCATTGGTTTGAACGTAGGGGCGTTGTTAGCGTAACTTCCAGTACTAGAATTTGTACCACCAATAAGAGACGAAGGCATCGAGGCGAAGGTAAATCCTTTTTTGCTACCAGAGCCAGAGATTGATTTTTGAGCTTTAGCGAGATCGTACTTTGGAGGTAGTCCAGCCGCAGCACGAGCTTGGTCATAATCATATACTGCCTGAGCAGCCTCTGGGTCATAAGTATCAGGCTTATTTGGATTCAACATTGCGGTGAATTCAGATTGTGAAGTACCAGCATAATCAGATTTTAGTTCGTAGCTAGCGTTGACCTTGGCATCAACCTGGGCT